AGGCTGCCACCAAATACCCCAGCCACACCGAGCATATGGAAAGGATGCATGAGAATGTTGTGTTCTGCTTGGAAGACGAGCATGTAGTTGAACGTGCCCGAGATTCCGAGAGGCATAGCATCACTGAAGGAACCTTGACCGAAAGGATAGACAAGGAAAACTGCAGAAGCAGCGGCAACAGGAGCAGAGTAAGCAACACAGATCCAAGGACGCATCCCCAGACGATAAGAGAGTTCCCATTCACGACCCATGTAAGCATAGATACCAATCAGGAAGTGGAAGACGACCAGTTGAAAAGGTCCACCATTATATAGCCACTCATCGAGTGAAGCAGCTTCCCAGATGGGATAGAAGTGAAGACCAATAGCGTTGCTTGAAGGAACTACAGCACCAGAAATGATGTTGTTTCCCCACATCAGCGAACCAGATACAGGTTCACGAATGCCGTCGATGTCCACAGGAGGGGCACCGATGAAGGCGATGATGAAACACGTTGCTGCGGCGAGCAGCGTTGGAATCATCAGGACTCCGAACCAACCCACATAAAGGCGGTTGTCCGTTGAAGTAACCCACTGGCAGAAAGATTCCCAGGGGGAAGTATTAGATCGTTGTTGAGCAATTGAAGCAGTCATTTGTTTAAAAGAATAGTAGGACCATCAGGGAAATGGTGGTGATACTATGCTCCCCGCACCCTCAGCGGGGATATGAGAGACGTAATTTATACACCCTAGAGGTCTCGGTTTACGGGGTGTTTAACAATGTTACAAATCTTAGAGATTTGTCACATTTGTTTACCTATTTATCATACTACGGTTTCCCGCCCCTGTCAAGCCCCTCTCCATAAATAAAGATAAAAGGATTTAATGGGTAATGGCGAACAGATTTCCTTTAGTAATTAATAATTCCACTACTGTTGTGGGTGAATTACAGTCTGGAGATTCTCTAAATTTATCTCTATCTGGGATTTACGATGGCACTGGAACTGGTCTTGCTGGACAATTTTTAAAAGCAAACGGAAACGGTACAGTATCTTGGGGAGTTCCAGGAGATGTATTTCTTTCGGCAACACAATCTATACAAAACAAAACTTTCACTAGTTGTACAATTAACGGCGGAAGTAATACTCTAACAAATATATCAAACAGTTCGTTAGTTAATAGTAATATTACTATCAATGGATCTGTTATATCATTAGGAGGATCTGTAACAACCCCAGATAATAATTACACGTATTCATTAGTCACAACATCTCCAGGCACAAATGTTGCTTTAATTAGATTACAGGGAAGTAATGGTGGTTCTACAACAGAATTTAATATTTTTGGAGAAAATGGAATAGTAGTAACTAGAGAGACAACAACAAATATCAAAATTGAAACTTCCCTTTCTTCATTAATTGCTGGAACATATTTAACAGGAACAAGTTATAATGGGTTGACCTCTCAAACATGGAGTGTTGATGCTACATCAACAAATACAGCAAGTAAAGTTGTAGCGAGAGATTCTAATGGAGATTTTGCTGGAAGAATTATTACAGCAACCACTTTCGCTAGAGTAAGTGGAACATCAAGTCAATTTTTAAAAGGTGATGGGTCTGTAGATACTAATGTCTATTTAACTTCAGAATCTGACACGTTATCTACTGTAACTGCAAGAGGATCAAGTACAACTCAAAATATAACAGCAGCATCTTTTATAAAATCTGGTGGAACTTCGTCACAATTTTTAAAAGCAGATGGTTCTGTAGATAGCAATACATATGTCACAGAAACATTTGCTTCTGGCACTACATTACCTTTTTATCAAGCAGCTGCCCCTACTGGATGGACTAAAAATACTACACACAACAACAAAGCACTGAGAGTTGTAAGCGGAACTGGAGGTGGATCAGGTGGTACATCTGCTTTTACCACTGTTTTTGCTTCTAGAACTCCTAGTGGTTCTGTGTCTGGTAGCAACAGTGGTGGGGGTGTGAGCGGTCATACACTATCAACAAATGAAATACCATCACATACCCACTCATGTAATTGGTATAATACAGGAAGTGAAGCATCTGGTAGAGGTGCGCCACCAACAGGAGATTTCCAGAACAGAGTACTTGTAACTGCTGGACCAAGTTTTAATACAAACAGTACTGGTGGTAGTAATTCTCATAGTCATGGATTTAGCAATCCTTCATGGAGCGGATCCTTTACTGGAACAGCTATGGATTTTGCTGTTCAATATATCGATATTATTATTTGCTCGAAAAATTAATTAATAAATATTTAAAATTTAAATTAATTATGAGATTAACTATCGTTCCTGTGGATAAAACTATAATAATTGATAATAACGGTTTTAATAATATTGATGATGATTTTTCTTGGATACCACCAGATGTTCATGCTGTTCAATGGTATGATACTTGGGGTGAAGTAGAATATAATAATGGTCTACCAAGTTCAAAAATATATGAATTAGGAATATACAAACAAGCATTAGATATTTTCGACAATGTATCAAAAATATCTAACGATCTGTTAAAAAATCATATCAAAGGAATTTAAATCATGAACTTAAAACCTGGCAATTTCTGTCCCTTAATCAAAAAAGATTGTATTGGAATTAAATGCTCTTGGTACACTCAACTAAGAGGAAGCAACCCAAACACAGGAGAACACATAGATGAATGGGGGTGTGCTGTTTCTTGGATGCCAGTTCTTGCTGTAGAAGTAGCACAAAAATCCAATCAAACTGGAGCTGCTGTAGAAAGTTTTAGAAATGAAGTTGTAAAAGCAAATGATCAAAATCAGCAACTTTATATTTCCGCACTTCAACAAGGAGTAGTTCAAGCACAGATTACACCATTAAATCAACCAATCAATACACTACCACCTGAATAATGGCAAACAGATTCCCCCTAGTAATCAATAATTCATCTACGGTTGTAGGAGAATTACAAGAAGGCGACACTTTAAATTTATCCTTATCGGGAATTTATGATGGAGCATCAACTGGTCTAAGTGGACAAGTTTTAAAAGCGACAGGAAGTGGAAATGTTACTTGGGGAACTGTAGGTGATGTATTTTTAACGACGACACAAACACTTCAAAATAAAACTTTAACTAATTGTATTTTAAATGGATTAACTAATAGTGTAACAAACATTCCCAACGGATCATTAGTTAATTCATCTATAACAATTAATGGTACTACGGTAGCACTAGGAGGATCAGTAACAACACCAGATAATAATGCTACCTATAGTATAGGAACAACTACAGTATCATCCAATCAGGCAGCGATCAAATTAACTGGTACTTCTGGTGGATCATCAACAGAATTTAATTTAATCACAGAAAACAAAATATATTTAACTAGATCAACTAACGGTGATTTAACTTTAGGCACTCAATTATCATCGTTAACACCTGGATCTTACATAACAGGAAATGCTTATAATGGATTGACTGCCGAGACATGGACAATCAATGCCACTCCATCAGGAACTAACAATGGGACTATTGTAGCAAGAGGAACTAACGGGGATTTTACAGCTGGAAATATATCAGCAACATCTTTTATAAAATCTGGTGGAACTTCATCACAATTTTTAAAAGCAGATGGTTCTGTAGATAGCAATTCGTATATAACAGCAGCACAAGCACCAAGTCCAATTCCAGCAGGAACAGTGATGCTATTTTTTCAGGCAGCTGCCCCTACTGGATGGACTAAAAGTACTACACACAACAACAAAGCAATTAGAATCGTTAGTGGAAGTGGTGGAGTAAGTGCTGGTAGCACTGGATTTACAACAGTTTTTACTTCAAGAACTCCAAGTGGTACAGTGTCTGTTTCTGGTAGTAATACTGGAGGTAGTGTAAGTAGTCATACATTAACGACAGCAGAAATTCCAAGTCACACTCATACAATCAATGATCCTGGTCACTCACACGCAACATATGCTACTGATGATGGAGGAAGAAACGATAACACAACAGCACAAGGAGGACAAACATACCTACAGGGTGGATATAATACATTATCAGCAACAACTGGCATCAGTATTAATTCATCTGGTGGAGGTGGTGGACACACTCACGGATTTACTAATCCATCGTGGAGTGGTAGTGCTTCATTTACTGGTTCTTCTTTAGATTTTGATGTTTCTTATATTGATGTTATCGTGTGCTCAAAGAACTAAATATTTTATAAGATATTTTACACTAGAGAATGACCGTAACAGTATCTAGAATTCATAGTTCTTCACATAGTTTTATAGCAAGCACATGGTTTCATGAAAAAGCAGGTGATGAAGCTATCACCTGCTCCATAAACATACCACCATCTAAAGATAGGATTCTAGATCATGGTTGTAGTTTTGTTCTTAAAGGTTCTGGAAGAGAAGAAGAAATTTATAGAGATAATTTTCAAGAATATTATACAGAATATCAAGCTGGAGATGTAATTAATCACCGATATCCAGCAACAATAAAAGTAACATCGTTAGAAGATAATTCTGTGTGGTGTTATATCAGTGATCGTGATGATAGTAAAGTTATTACTGGGAAATCTTTGTTTGTTTCTTCCACTAATATAACAATGTTTAACACTGATGATAAACCAGTTTACATTATGTGTCCCCATGAAGATGTAGAGATAGATGGGGAGTTATTAGACAGAAAACAAATTAAAAAAATTGACGCTAATGATTGTGTAGTAATCACTAGCGTCAACGATGTTTATATTGCTACATTTACATATGATTAATTTGTAGATGTAACATACTCCAGAACTTTTTCTGGAGTTGTTTCTACATAAGGATCAGTTTCTACATTATTACCTTTACCTTCTTCAACAAACCATTTGATAATGCGTTTGTTGTCTACAATCATAGCATAACGCCACGAACGTTCACCGAATCCCAAATTAAATTTGGGAACTAACATACCCATAGAACGAGTGAAGTAACTATTACCATCTGGTAGTAGTTTTACTTTTTGAATACCTTGGTCTTTTGCCCAAGCATTCATAACAAATCCATCGTTCACAGATACACAATAGATTTCATCAATACCATTAGATTTAAACTCGTCATACTTCTCTTCAAATCCAGGAAGTTGGTAAGCAGAGCAAGTAGGAGTAAAAGCACCAGGAAGAGAGAAAACAATAACTTTTTTATCAGCAAAAAGTTCATCAATAGATTTAGTGACAAACTCTCCATTTTCCCTACAGATAAAATCTACACCAGGACTGGGAATATAATCAATATTATCCATCAAAGAACTCCAGGAATAATTTGTCCAGTAATCAGATAAGAACCTACACCAGCAACAAAACCAAGCATTGCTAGACGAGCATTGAGGATCTCTGCCTCAGGAGTGAATCCAAATTTCATTTTAGTATCTCCGAATAAGGTAAGGGGTTTTAAAAAATTCTTTAAAAGAAAGTGATTCTAATTTTTTTATTTGTTCTGGGGATAAAGATCCCCATCGTATTTCAGCAAGAAAATATTTAAGCATTATATAAATGTTTTTGTTTCAGTTCAGGATTAGGATTACAAATAAGTTTTTCTTTGATAGGTTTGATGACAATAAACTTGTCGTTCTTGAGGGTGCCAGCGATCTTGACTTCTAGTTCTACATCTCGATCCCAGGCACCACTCTCAACAAGTTCTTGAAGGGCGACATTAAATTGCCCAAGCATTTCAGCACTCACAGGTTCTCTTCCTGTTCAGTGAGGATTACACAATCGCTAGTGGGGTATGCTACACAAGTGAGCACCCAACCATCAGCGATCTGTTCATCATCAAGGAACGATTGCTCCTCGTTGTCAACAGTGCCAGAGATCAGTTTACCAGCACAAGCAGAGCAAGCACCAGCGCGGCAGCTGGAAGGTAGGTCGATACCCGCTTCTTCAGCAGCTTCAAGAATATATTGGTCATCAGGGCACTGAATAGTTTGCTCAGTGCCATCGGGGGATTGAAGAGTGATGTTGTAAACAGTCATCAGTAAGTCTCACAAAGTTTTTCTACAGAGATTGCCAGCAATACGAAGAAGGCAACGGAAGTCATTGTAAACAAAAGTGAAGTCATTGTCAAGCCCTCAGTCAGAAGATGCCGAAGAAGAGTTTACCAGTGATAGCATAAGAAATAGCACCAGCAATAATGCCGACCATTGCCCAGCGTCCATTGTACATCTCCGTAGTTTGCATGGGAGTCAAAAGACCCTTACGATTGTATTCTTGATAAACCATAGTGGGTTCTTTTGCCCACATATTTTGTTGTCCAAACTCATTACTTGTTACAGTCATTTTCTCTTCATTAAGAATTGTTACAATAGTATATATGAAAAAGGGGGGTCTGTCAACCCCCCAAATGTTTGTGTATCCTAACAAACTAAGTATTAATACTCAGAAAGTATATTTCACACCCACTTTAATGTTGGTGAGGAAATCATCGAATTCCAGACCATTGGTGCTAGCACCCCACACTTCACCATAAACACCAAGATTATCAGTAGCAGCAACATTGATGCCAACTTTACCAGACACTTCAAGTTCAGTGTCGCTGCCATTAGGAATAGCAACAGCAGGACCAGCCTGAACGTAACCAGTTACGGTATCGCTAAGGTTACCTTGATAACCAATATGGTTTTCGATCAGGGTAGCACCATACTCACCACCGACAAGACCAGTATTGGATTCGATGTTGACGTAAGGACCAGCCATAGCAGGTGCTGCCATCA